CAAACATCGAGTAGATGAGGTCTTGCATAAACGCAATGTTAGATTGGTCGGCATTCGCCTCATACTTTAAACAGTAATTCAATCCATTTTGAACTACTGAATCGTTCGATGGGTTCTCGTCAACTTTAATCTGAGAAAGGTCAACCATTGAACAGTCAATCGCAATTCGACTAAACACCGATGACAGAATTTCAGTACTTCTGTATCGTGGAATAGTGAATTCCGAACGAGAAGACGAAGGTCCGAAGTCGGTTGTATGCTGGTATGTCTCTTGACCAGAAAACACGTTCCAAGCATGTGTTATTCTATCTAGGAATTTCACCCGAAGACCTCCTTAAGTTCTTTGAAAGCGACCCAAGCATCCATTAACGCCGAAACGTTATCGATTTTCTCAGACGCTCTCCGTTTGGAAAGTTTCATGTTTCCATTATTATCTTCAATCACAATAGCATTACCCATTGCGAATTTCATAAGCTCTTCGTCATGCACCATATACTTATCTTCAACCATAGCTTTAATTTCACCTAATGGTACCGACTCAGTTCTTGCACCTTGACGCACCTTCACCGTATGGTACGAGCCATAATCCCGTTCCCAACAACGTAGGAACACTTCTGCGTTATACGGGTCGTAACCCAGCCCTATGACTTGGTAATCCCTTGCTTGAATATGCATGTCGAGGTCCTCATAGACCTCATTTAAGTCGAGGTAATTTTTGTCCATGATGACAAGGGTACCTTCTTTTACAAAGACGTCATACTTCATTTGCATCGCTGTTGGTAACTTGTTATACTTATGTCGGGAAACATAAGACCGTGTTTTAATTCCATACCCGTGGGAAAGCGGGAAGATGAAAGTAAACGCACAGAAGTCGTCACCTTGTGATAAGTCAGCGCCCATAACACATTCGAGTCCATCATAATTTTGTTTATGTCTTGTTGGTAAGGTCTCTTCATACTGGAAGTAATACGTTTGACCTTCGACCGGAATTCCAAAACGTTTTGCTAATATGTCGTTACGTTTAGCAGGGACCGTAGCGGCAGTATCGGCATCGAGTTGGTATGCTTCATAAGAAACGGTGGCTCCGATATTTGGATTGGCTTTCAACCACATTTCTGGATTAGCTACTTCGCTTACATGGTCAAGTCTATAATACCAAATCGAGACGTGTGGGTTATAAACTTCACCGTGCAAATAACTAAGTAATTCCATTTTGATTGTATCACCAACGCCATCACGGGCCGTACCTTCGGATGAAGTCGCCACGATGATGTAGTCTTTATTCTTAGACGCTCCTTGCTCTAAAGCTCCGATAACGTCTTCCTTAACCTTTCCGGAGAGCCATTCGTCTACCGTGTTGTACTTAGAACGAGCGCCTTGTAGTTTGTCGATGCTCATTGTACGTACTTCGATGAGTGAGTTCGTAATAAAGTTCTCAATCCCTTTCTTAGTGGAAGCGAGACGTTGTTTATTAGCGATGTTTGTCGATAGAACGTTACCTTCAGTTAAGTATTTGAACAGCGGACCACGACTCCTTGCGATAGCTGTTTTAATAGGAGACATAGTCTCATCGGCTTGTCTCATTGTAGGAGCCGTTACAATTTGGTGAGTCGTATTTGTATCAATTAATAAGCCGTAAGCTTGAATAAGTGATGCATATACGGATTTGGCTGCACCACGTCCAACGATAAGATACTGTTTCTTACGTAGACGTCGTTTAACCATCATGTGCTTATAGCGTTTTTGTACCGGGTCAAAGACTTTTTCTTCGGTATAATAGAACCAAGCTAATAGGTCTTCAGCCCAGAGTTTAAAGGACGGTAATAATGTTAAATCAGACCCATCAGTCAGTGTCATCTCAGACTCACAAAACTTAATGAATCCATCTATTGCCTTATCGTCGTAATAATACTCCGGACTTGCAATTAAATGGTCTATAAGGTTCATCTGGAGTGAAACCTCTTGATTAATCGGTACTTCACCACGTAACACACTATCTCTGAAGAGAGCGTATTCTTTAGGTGTAGCAGTGTTTGATAACATCTATTTTATTTCCATTGTCCTTTCTTTTTCTTTCTAGATAGCGTGTAAGTATGTTCTTTAAGTTTAGACTTAAGCGATTTAGTTCCACGAGTTGCAATACTTGATAAAGCTTTATTCACTTCGTCATTGCTGAACGCAGTGTTAATAAGTTTCTCAGCCAATACTGGACCGAGTTTCTTAGCCTTACCGTCTTTAGTATATCCGACTTGTGTTTCTAAGATTTTATTAATCTTACCACTTACACCCTTACCACTATCTTTTATGGCTTTCTTATAATCGCCTTCTAATTTCATACGAGCGATTTTTGCACGTAGCTCATCATCACTCATTTCAGAAATCTTACGTTTCTTACTGAGTTTCTTCTTGAATCGGTCATCCATAGGCATTTTCTTCTGGTTACGTGTTCTGAATTTACTCTTTAAGTTAAGTGATGAGTTACGTAAACGTCGACGAATACCCCAGCGTTGACCTAAAATACCGTGATGTAGAAGAACTACTTTATAGTCGGAGTGGACAACGCCTTTAAACTTTAAAGCCTTCAGTGCGTTTCTTCTTTCCATTTTGAACGCTCTTACTTGTTCTCTCTTGTAACGTTTCTTCGCTTTCTTGAACAACTTCTTAGATATCGTCAATTTCGCTAAATCTTTACCGTGAGTTTCAGCAAGATACTTGGATGTCTTTCTGTTATTAAGCGCTTTACGAATACCTTTTAGTCCGCGATAATTTTCGTTGAATACGATTTTACCGTTACCTTTACGGTATTCTTTCTTCATACCACGGAGAGATTTTCTAAGTTCTTTCCGCGATTTTTTATACGTCGATTTAATAGCATTTCGTTGCTCTTTTGCAGCAGCGTTATGTGCTTTTCTAGCATCCGATAAAGCTTTACGCTTCTCTAACCAACGTCGAATACCGTGACGCATACCTTTGACACCGTAGTGTAAAAGTTCTTCGTCTGAATGTTTCATTTCGTTCATTCGTGTTTTACGAAGGGCTACGAATTTTCTTATATCAACACCAGAGGCACGTTTCTTCTTACGAGACTGAGATGTCTTAACAAGATTTCCGAACTTACCCGACCTAACCTGAGCGTCCCATGTATCGCCTTGCATCTTACGACGCATCTCAGCGATTAAACGTTGTCTACGGAGTTCGGCTTCTTTACGGATTTGGTCGATTGACTTCTTCTTCTCCTTCTTCTTACGCTTTTCCGGTTGATAGTTTACTTCTCTACGAAGTTCCTTCAAATGTCCAAGAAGTTCTTTCTTTCGTGCAACAATCTCTTCAGCGGTCATGGTATTAAGTTTAGGTTTACGAATACCCTTCTTCATACCTTTGACGCCATGGTGATATAAATTATCGTCCACCTTCGGTCCCTCCTTCCTCAGTTTTTAGATACGTTAGTCGATAGATAAGTTCTTTCTTCTTATTGTCGAGTAACGTAGTTAGTGTTGAAACTGCTGGAGGGTCGAACCCTAGTTTCACACTAGTGTAGATGTATTGCTTAACCAAATGAGGATAAGCAGCATCCGTAGTAGGTTTAAGGATATGAGCGTACTCGGCATTAGCTAAATCATCCGTAGGGAGAATAGCGTCAATCTCCAATAAGTCACCGACCGCATTACTTAAATGTAGTAGTAACTCATCATTGAAGGCTTCTGTACCGTCGTCATATCCAATAATGACTGTCTTCAATTCAGATAATATAGTCATTTTGAACACCTACTCTGAGAAGTGCATAGCGCCAGACTCATCAACATAAACGGCAGCGCGATTTAACATCTCACCTTTTGCGTTGAAGTAATACCATTTACCATCCACTTGCCTTACTTCTTGTGATACCATTTTACCACTTGATACTTCACAGTAATACCACTTGTCAAAGTATTGAATCCAGCCAGTCTTCATTCTACCGTCATTACCAAAGTAATACCAATAGTCACCGACTTTCTCCCAACCTGTAGCCATGTGGCAACTGTCTTTAAACCAGTACCAAGACTCATCGTCATCTTGGAACCATTGATTACGTAAAGCGTAACCGTTTTCGTTGAAATAGAAGTAACCACCGTTGATTTGTTCCCATTTCGATTTAGGATAATTTCCGTCTTCGTCACGGTAGTACCAACCAGTACTGTCTTCTACCCAACCTTTTGCAACCGCAACAATTTCTTCTACGTCGTCATAGTGTGGACGAATGTACCCAACCATTCCAGCGTAAGAACGAGTACGATAACGAGCTGGTCCACCTACTTCTAAGTAGTCCCAGTTTCCGTCAACGTTTTGTTCGATTGTCTTAAGTGTGTAGCCGTCACTATCTTCGATAACGACACCTGTATGTCCATAAGGAGAACCAGGTACTTCCATTACGAAGATATCACCTTTCTTAGCGATAACGCCAGGTGCTTCATAAATCACGGTTTCACCTTGAGATTCTGCTGAGTTCAATAAATCGATAGCATTACCCCAAAGTGTTTTACCAGTTGCTCTGTGATAAACAGAGTTCGAACCGTCCACACATTGCCAGCCATAGACTAAATCGAAGTCTATTCCGACATTATTATTAGCAGCTTCTTTCAAAGGTGCTAACGCCCAATCTACTGTAGCCATATATCCACCTCCTTATTAGTTTGTTGGCCAAGGGTCGTCTGTAACGTATGAAATATTAGATACCCTTATGTCTCCGATGTCTTTGTCTGCTGGTATCGGTTCTAAGAATTGGAAACGTAAGTGGTTTGCGTCTCCGTAACCTCCAAGATACCATGTGCCGTAAGATACTCCATCGTCGTTATATATTGGTCCAATTAACGAAGTTGCAGTTCGGTAACCATAAGGCATTTGACCATTAGTTAAGATGAAAACTTTCTTTTCTCGGTTTCCGGGATGCGCAACAAACCCTGGACCACCACGTCGAACAATACCGAACCAACCCCATTGTAAACCACCGAATTGTAATTGCACATTATCGTTAATGCGTCGTGCTTTTACAAATGAAGCGCCTAGTTTTGAAGTCGAGTTTAGGGTTTTCCAACCAGTATCGCCATCTAATACCGCCCAACCTGTATTACCTGAAGGGGTACGTTTAATCCATTTCAAGGCGCCATTTGTCTTAGCTGTGTCAACGTATGTCTGCCCGATAGTACCATCGACTTTACCATTTGGCATACCAGTACCAATAAGTTCGGTAGACGAAGATGACGCATTTTGACCAGAAGATGGTAACGTAATTGTTCCACCACCATGCGATAGCGCTAAGACGTTTCCACTAAGCGACAGTGTTTGTGGAATACCTACTCCTGGGTCACCTTTAGGGCCAGGCGGTCCTTGAATACCTTGGGTACCGGCAGGTCCGGGTTGTCCGTTTTCACCACGAGGTCCAGCGGGTCCTGGAACACCGTCATTACCTTTAGGCCCAATCGGTCCTGGAGGCCCATTTTCACCTTTGGGTCCGGGTTGTCCATCGATACCACGTTCTCCTTGGATACCTTGGATACCTTGGGGTCCTGGAGGTCCAGCAGGTCCACGTTCTCCTTGGATACCTTGGGGTCCTTGTTGTCCTGAAACTCCATCGTTTCCTTTAGGGCCAGGTAATCCTTGAGGTCCCATAGGTCCAGGTTGTCCGTCTAAACCACGTTCACCGTTTTCACCTCTTGGTCCTGGAGGTCCCATAGGTCCTTCTGGTCCTGGTTCTCCTTTGTCACCTTTAGGTCCGGTAATAGCCTTGATTTGTTCTAGGTCGGCTTTTGTAACAATGTCTGATAAATCTACAACCCTACCAGAACGACGTTCCACTAGAGGTGCATCAGCCATCTTATCGATT